ACGCGGCGCTGTTGGATGTTCAGGCGGTGGGCTGGATCAAGGGCCACTTATCGCTTGAGGAGATAGCGGCGTTGCGTGCGGCCTCAAATCGCTGCACGGGGCAGGTGTTACCGATTACGGGATGCCGTACCGGGTCAGAGATTGCGAGGGTGTTGCGGTGTCTTCGGATATGGGGCCTGTGTACCAACACGGCGAACCCGTTGATTACGGCACGGGGCCGGCTGGTGCTGGGCGGGGACGGGGTGCGCGGATGATGCTGCGGGCTGTAGTGCTGTTGCTGTGCGTACTGTTGGCTGCGTTCGAGGCGCGAGCGGCCACGTCTTACCCGGTGACGGTAGGCGGGGCAGCGATGGTTGCCGATGGTCTGGACTGTCAGAGCATCGGGCGCGCGGTGGGGCAGTGGGCAATGGCAACGACGGTGCGCACTGGCACGGGCGGAGCTGATCCGCAAGCCTACGCGGTTACGTCGTGCACGTTCAATGCGTCTACGGGCGTGGCTTCGAATGTCAGTGTTGCATACAACCGGAACAGGGCGGTGGTTTACATCGGGGGGCCGGTGGTCGTGGGGGCAACAGATGTTTGGTTCGATGATCCGGTGGACCCGAGCACGTTTGCGGCCTGGTTCGCATTTGTGTTCGTTACAACGGTGTCGTTCTATTTAACGGTGCGCGGGATCGGTTGGATTGTGGATCTGTTGCGCTCTTAGGGATATGGCCCGTCATGGGCGATACGCTGCCTCGGCGATCCGGGGCTAATAAGAAGAGGAAACAAAAATGAAAAAAATCCTTATCGCCGTTGTGGTCCTGCTCGCGCCGACTCTGGCGCTTGCAGTTTCGCCGTTCGATCCGCTGACTACGGCGGTTTCGTTCACGGACGTGACGGCAGCCCTGTTCACCGTTGCGGCGGCAATTGTCGCCGTGATGGTGATCATCAAGGGCATCAAGTGGGTCTACCGAATGCTCGGTCGCTAAGGCGCGGCTGACACTACGGGACCGGGGGCGTGGTCACAAGCTGCGCTCCCGGTTTTTCAAGGGGAAATCATGACGGCTTTCGATGACCTGGTGGCGGGGGTCAATTTGGCCGACCTGGTGTCGGCGGTGGTGTTCGTTGGAATGTCAATTTTTTCTGTGCAGTGCCTCATGTGGGGCATTCGCAAAGTGCGCGACCTGGTCGATGAGCCGGGCGTCTATTCGCCGGATGGCTTCTCGTCGGATGACGAGCCGTATGTCTACACGCAAGCGGACTTCGATGCGCAATACGCGGAGCTGCAAGCGTTCGAGGCGGCCGAGGCAGCGGTGGTGACAGTGGACGCGGAGCGGTACGAGGCGGCGAAGGCTGAGATGGCGTTCGAGGTCGAGGCGGATGCTGCGTGGGCGCGGGTGGGTAGTGGCGAGATGAGCCACGAGGAATACCGCAAGCGGTACGAGGGCGCGTCTGCTCGTGACGGGAGTCTGTAACCATGTTGCTGACTTATGCGTCGAGCCTGTACGTGTTTGCTGCGGTGTGGGGCCTAGTCTGCGCGTGGCTTGCTATTAAGGGGATGCGGATATGAGGGCGCCTCGTTGGGTCGTACTGGCGACGTTCTGCGCGGTCCTGGCGGTATTGTCGTTTGAAGCGGTCGCGATCTGGCCGACCATCATTATTGGCGGGGCCAGGTTGGTGACCGGCGCCGTTGGTGCGGCGCGTGTCTATTCGCTGGCAGAGGCTGCAGTGGCGCTCGGTGGGGAGCTGGCGAATTATCTCCAGGTGACTGACGCGGCCGGCACGGCGATTATGAATATCCCTGTTTCATCGGCGTATCAGCCGCCAGTGCCTTCAGGGTGGACGCCTGCGTCTCCGGCGACGGGAGCGCCGATTCCGCCGTCGCCGGTAGCGGGACAACCAACGACAATGTATGGCTACGGACAGTTGGGGATTCATAATCAACCGAGCGTGGCAGCGGTGGGGGAGGCGTATAAGCAATATCTGATTGCAAATAATTCCGTTTATTGTGGTCAGAGTGGGGGTCAGGCACTTTATGCGGCGCTGACGGTCGAGAATGTTTCGGGTCTTAGCTTCGGTCTTTTTGCTGATTGTTCGCCGTTGGGTGGATCTGGGCACACGACGTACACGGCTCAGAATGAGGGGACGACTTACACGTGTCCACCTGGTTATGGGGCGTCGGGGAGCACGTGTGTGATTCAGGACGCCGCTCAGGTCTGGCTTCCACCGGATACCTTGTGCGGGGTCATCAATGCGTCTGGGAGCTATAGTCTTGACCCGCGAGACCCGGATTGCTACGGGTCGGATCATTCGGCAGATACGAGCGCGGCGCCGCCTGGGACTGTCCCGGCGTCCACGTTGCGGCCAACGACGATTAGCGCCGACGGAAAAACGATCACGGTGACGGGGCCGGATTCGCAGGTGCGCGTGACGATCAATGCCGACGGGTCGAGCACCGTTACCACGTGGACGCCTTCCACATCGAATCCAAATAACACGGTTATTCGTGAAGTCGGGGTGAACAATAACTCGACGGTGACGAACAACACGACAAGCACCGTCAACACGACGGGGCCGTCCTCGTTCACAAACAACGTGGCGATATCGAACACGGCGACGACTTCGGGAACTGGCCAGGCGTTGACGTTTCCGACTGACTACGCCAGGGACGCCACGGTGCAGACATCCAACACCAAGTTGCAGCAGCTGCACACGGATTTGACGGATATGTCTGCGAGTGCGCCGTCTGACCCTACGGTGCGCACTACGTCTGAGATTGGCGGATTGCTGATGGACGGGACGTTCTCGACGTTGAAAGCCTGGGGGATGCCGACCCGGTCGGTAAGTTGTCCAACGGCGTCATTCTCGATCTGGTCGCACGCGTTCACGATCGACGCGCATTGCACGCTGTGGGCGACCATCTCGTCAACGGTGCAAGCGGTCATGTTGCTCATCTGGGGCCTGATGGCGCTCTTTCTCGTGCTCGGGGCATAGGGGGAAGTCATGCAAGCGGTTCTGTATGCGGTTGCGGCCTGGTTGGTTCGGGAGATCGTGATCAAGGCGGCGATTATCGGCGCGTTGTATTGGGTGCTCGCGTATCTGTTGCCGTTCGTGATTGGCTACGTCTCGCCATTTATCGGGACTTCAGGACTGACGAGTCTGTTCAACGGTGTGCCCGATGGCGTGTACTGGTTCATGTACGCGCTTCGAATGGACGTGGGCATTCCGTTGCTGATTTCGGCTTATGTGGCGCGGTTTCTAATCCGGCGTCTGCCGTTCGTGGGCTAGGCGATGGCTAACACGGCGTATTGCGGCGTCCCTGGGTCGGGGAAGTCTTACGAGGTTGTGACCGAGGTCATTCTCGTTGCTCTGAAAACCGGGCGGCGCGTCGTGTCGAACATCGCCGGTCTGCATTACGAGGAAATGCGGGCGTATCTGCTGGCCGATGTGGGTCTTGCGGCAGATCAGATCGGGACGCTGGTCGTTGTCGGCAATGATGACATCGCCAGCGCCAATTTCTTCTATACCGACGGTGCGGTCGGCACAGTCGTTCAGCCGGGTGATCTGGTCGTAATCGATGAGTGCTGGCGCTGGTTCGGCGTTGGGCAAAAAATCTCACCGGCGGCGTTCTCGTTCCTGCGTGAGCATCGGCACTTCATCGATGCAAAGGGCGTCTCGTGCGACGTGGTGCTGATCACGCAATCGATGCAGGATCTGGATCGCAAAGTCCGGGTGGTGGTCGAGAAGCATTTCCGCATGGAAAAGCTGAAGCGCCTGGGCTTGTCCAAGCAATACACCGTTGACGTGTTCAACGGTTTTCGCACGTCGAACAATGCGGCGATGCGCCGCTTTATTCGCAAGTATAACCCGAAGTTCTATCCGTTCTATTCGAGCTACGAAGGCAAAGGCGGGGATGAGCGAGAGGTCGATAAGCGGATCAACGTGCTTCGGAATCCATTGTTTATTGCGGCGATGTGCATTGCGCCGTTAATGCTGATTGGGGGTATCTATGGGACCTATCGTCTGTGGTTCGGAAAAGCGCACGTTGTTGAAGCAAATCCTGCTGCTGCGCGTCCTGTCGGGGATGCTGGAAGTGTCGCTAATGGCGCTGGGGTGTTGGGCGGTGTTGGTGCTGCTGCGCCTTCTGCCGGGCCTGTAGAGCGTCCTGTCTCGCCGTGGCGCGTGGCCGGTTATTACCTGGCCGATGGCGCCATCGTGTTCGTGCTTGCCTCGGGTAGTCAATCGCGCTTCGTTTATGCGCCTCCTAACTATCGTCTTTCGCTTAACTCGGAACTTTTCATCGATGAAAAACTGGCAACGTCTTACGGCAGTGGTTCTCCTGTGGGTGGCGGCATGCTCGGTGCTGGCCGATGATGCGGTTTCGCTGCGGTTTGATCGTGTGAACATTGCGGCGCTGGTGCGGATCGTCTATGGGGAATTGCTGCGTGAGCCGTTCGTAATTGATGAGTCGCTTCTCGTCGCTGAGCGTGTGACGACGGTAGATTGTCGTGGGGCGTCGCCGGATCAATTGCGCTCAGTGCTCGGTGTGGTGCTCGATGGTGTGGGCTACCGAGTGCGGCGGGTCGATTCTCTTAACGTCGTGGAAAGGCGGGTAGAGGATACGGCGGGGCAAGAGGTCTTTAGTTACCGGCCGCGCTTCCGTTCTGTGGTTTATCTTCAAAATGCGGTGCGGTCTTTCGTGGCAAAGGGGCGCTTTTCCGGCGTTACGTCGGTCGGCTCGGGGCCGGTTGTTGGGCCGCAGGTGTCCGGGGCTCAGCCAGGTGGCGCCGGCGCCGGCTCGGGGTTGCCGGGTTCGTCGGGGTCAACGACGCAAATAACGCCGGGCGGCGGTATTGCGTCCGGGTCGCTTGATGTGCTGCTGTTTCAAGGTCCGGCGGTCGAGGTCGCTACGGTTCGCCGGCTGGTGTCCGCTCTTGACGTTGCGCCGGGCGAAGTCATTATCCGGGCGTCGGTGTTTGAGGTCGAGACGAAACGATCTGATTCGTCGGCGATCGAGCTGGCGCTTAACGTGCTCGGGGGGCGCATTACAGGCTCTTACGGGAGCGTCGGTCCTGCAGCGCTGCTCCGGGTTGCGGCGGGTGGGTTCTCGGCTGCCGTGGCGGTTCTTACGTCGGATTCCCGTTTTAAACTGGTGTCGTCGCCGTCGCTTCGCGCCACGTCGGGGGAGTCGGCGCGGGTGTCGGTCGGTTCT